TGATGATGGGGAAACCCCTCTTCAGCAAAGCGAATGGATGAAACTTGAGGAAGTAAAGCAATCGATAAAAAACTTCCACTCTTTATTCGGTAAAATAAGGGAGATGAAATAATGAGAACAGCAATTAGAAATAAGTTGAATAATATTATGTGGGCGAAAGCATCACCAAGAGTAGGTAGCACCAGACCACGCTACTTTGCTCAGTTATCAAGAGATTGGTTGAAGAGGGAGTTCTTTTTAGAAAAGGAAGGAAGAGTCTGGTTTGTCTTTTGTAATATCACAGGGGAACGATTTGCCCATGCAAGTAATTTAGAGGTCTTGAATATTAATCTCAATAAGGAAAACGAGGGCAATAGGTTATTCAAAAAATGGGATGGAGATAACCGATGATAGAACAACCAACAAAAATAGGGAACTCAACGCTTTATAACGCTAGGGTTCTCAATATGTCAGTCGCTAAATATTACGGCTTAGTAAAAGAATATTGTGAGATTGTTTCTAAAGCTAGGGAAGCCAGTAAAGAAGATTTAGAGAAGAATGGGGTGCAAGCAGAACTGAACCTGTACTTCTCAGTCAAAAAACATCTGAATCAGTTGGTACTACAAAAGCTAATGAAAGATAAAATAGAAAAGTTTGGAGCAAATAAAAGATGAATAAATTACAAACAGAAAAGCAAGAAGCAGAAGAAAACCTAAGAAAATATTTAAAGAAAGGTTCTATCATCTACTGCGTACTCTCCCATGTTTCGCAATCTGGAATGACCAGAGATATTAAAGTGATGGTTTGTTACAAAAATGAACTAATGCACTTAAGTTGGCAAACAGCGAAAGTATTGGGATACAGTTTGAAAAATAATGGTGTTCGTATACAGGGGTGCGGTATGGATATGGGGTTTGCTCTTGTTAATCATCTCGAAAACGCACTCAAAATCAAACTTCAACATAGGTGGATATAATGATATTTAAAACAATTTGTGATTTTATATTTTTAATAATGGTTTTTGGATTTTGTTATTTCTCTTTGGTTGTTTTTTGGTGACAAAACCAAAATAATAATATAGGTTTTTAAATGAATTGGAGTTCGCATGAAGAAATCAAAACTAATTTTCACTTTATTGTCAGCAGTTTTTATTGGTGGGTGTTCAACCATGCCAATAGTTGACTCTAGGGGGAAATCATCGGCAAATATTCAAGGAGATATGAACCGATACCATGACGATTATTATACCTGTAAAAGCTTAGTAAAAGACCAGACCAGTTACGTTTGGGATAAGAGCAAAGCAGTCTATAATGGTCTAAGGTGGCGAGTGTTGTGGCTATCACCCAAAGTAAACACCAGACGAGATTTTATAAACAGGTGTTTAGAGGGTCGTGGTTACAACGTAATTAATAAATAAAGGAAATAAAATGATAATAGATAAAATATTCGATAATACAAAAGATGGAGTACCTAACTACTCTATAGATTTGATAGATGGCACTAGGCTATATTATAGGGGTGTTTCTATGAACCCCATGCCACAAAAAGGGGATGCGATAAACTACACAGTTATCAATACTAAGACTTCAGCTAATGGTAATCAGTACACCAATATCAAAGACCTTGAAGTAGCGGTTAATCCAAATGAACAACAGGCATCGTATCAACAGTCTGAACCGCAATACGCACCACAACCCCAGTACACGCCCACACAACCGCCAGTTCCACAGGCTAACACTACCTTTACACCTAAACCTGCTTCTGGTGGCATGAATAAAAGCGATACACAGCGTTGCGATATTTTTACCACAGGAGTTGTAGGGAGAGCCATGTCAAGCGGACATTTTTCCATAAACGATATTGAGGAACTAACTAAAAACGCTGTAAGGGCATTTAATGAAAACCTCAAAGAACTATAAGAAGCTCTTTGGTGACTTTTGGGGGTATCACGAAACCGATATCCCCTTATGTTGGAATTGTCATAAAGAAGTAGCGGTGGATATTCATCACCTAATACCGAAGGGAATGGGTGGAGTCAAAAACAACAGGCTAAACAGAATTGATAATCTATACGCCCTATGTCGCAAGTGCCACACTTTAGGACATTCTGACAAGGAACTTAACGAGCAATGGAAAAAAGATTTATTAGAACGAATTGAATGGAAAAAGGATAGCTGAATGATTGGTAGAAATATATGTGAAGAAGTTCTCAAAATTATAAAAAACAGGGGAACAGATTATGGTGATATTCAAAAAAACCATGAACAAATAGCTAAAGGATGGTCAGTCATTCTTGGAATAGAAATCAAACCGCATCAAGTGGCTCTTTGTAATGACTGGCAAAAGACAGTAAGGCTAACGACAAACCCCAAGCACCACGATAGTTACAAAGACAAAATGGGGTATATGATAACCTACTCAGAGTGCATAAAGGACGAATGATGGATATTTATTCACTACAGTTTGACCCCCATAAAATTTCCCATCAGCAAGAAGAATTAGGGATGATATTTGCGGATTTAGATACAGCCGTAGAGCTAATGAAAAAAGAAGAAAAGATGATTATAGCGGAGTTAACGCTTTCCTTTTCTAAACAAAAAATGTACAAAAATATGAAGGAATTAGATGGTTTAATATACAACCATGACAAGTTTAGGGATTTTACTAACAGATTTAGTGAAACCTTAAAACGAAGGAATAGAGCCAAGATAAGGTTTGAATCCTTCAAAGCGTTTAGAGATGACCTAAGAACTAAGGTGGTCAATGAACGAGAACTGGCAAAAGTTAACTTATAGAAAGGAGTTTGAAATGCCAAAATCACAAAAGGAAAATATCCTAGAATACCTCCAAAGAGGTAACAAAATAACCCCATTAGAAGCCTTGTATCAATTCGGTTCTTTTAGATTGAGTGCGGTTATCTTCAATTTAAGACAAGAGGGTTATAACATAGTTACTCACAACAAAAAAGTCGATGGTAAAACGTTTGCTGAATATTCTATGGAGAAGGAGAATTTACATGAATGATTATGATAACTCAAAAAGCTTCTTAGAGTGGGAAATGGATAGAGCTATTGACGAAAGAAAAGACCACGCCATAGCCAAGCACATGAGTCAAATAAGGGTTATGGATAGGCTTTTAACCTCTCTGATGGAATATACAGAGAATTTTGGTCAAGAAAGCAATGTGTATAAAGATTGTGTCCTTTTATACGCTCAAATAAAGAAGAACAAAAAGCATCTTCAAGAGTGGGTTGATAAAATATGAGAGAGCATTTTGAAAAATTTGATTTGTTGCCTTTATCCTTTAGTCACCTTAATGAGTTTGCTTTTTATAGGGAGCGATGGGCGTTAAAAAGAATATTCGGCTATGAGTTCCCTACATCAGCATCTGGTATTAGAGGGCAATGTGTCGAGTCTGGAATCAATATGTTTCTAAATGGAATACCCATAGAAGAAGCGTCAGAAAAAATGATTGCAGAGTATGATACTAATTGCTCTAGGATAAATGACCCAAAGATTGAGGATGAACGGAATAACTTAGTGCCATTATTACAGCTAGGAACTAAGGAGTTTCAAAAATACGCTTACTCATGGAATCTATTGACCTATCAAAAAAAGGTAGAGCTAGAAATAGATACCATACCTTTTGTGGGTTATACCGATTTTCATTTTGAAGATAAGAAGACGAAAGAGGATTTTTATATTGATTTGAAAACGTCTAAAAGTCTACCCCAGAGAGTTAGTATTTCCCATGCTATGCAACAGTCTATCTATCAGAAAGCAACTAATGCTACGCAACATTTATGGTATCTGAAGAACCCTACGAAAACCAAAGATGCTGAATTTATTGCAATGTCTTTAGATGATTATGGTGAGCCTATGCGAATATGTAAGCACATTCTAAAGGTTATGGGTAATTACCTAAAAACTGTTGATACCCCAGATAATGTTAAAAACTCTCTAGTGCCAAACCCAGACAACTGGATATGGAAAGAGCAGACTGTTTTTAACGCAAGAAAAGAAGTGTGGGGGTATTAAACCAAAAAACCCCTTTAGGTTTGCACTTAGAGGGGTTACAATAAACTAAGATTGGAGTTCTAAAATGATTATACACGAAAATTCAAAACCAACCCAGAAGATGAAAGCATGGTACTTATTCACAGAAGACTTTGTGGCAGGCACTCAACACCTATCAGCACAATCACTTGGCATTTATATTCGGTTGCTATGCTTTAACTGGAATAAAAGGTGTGCAGGTATACCAAAAGATAAAGAAACACAGTACAGAATAGCGAGCTGTTTTACACTTAGTGAAACTAGTAGTTGTGATAATGTCATTGAAGAGTTCTTTGTGCTTGTTAATGACCATTACCAAAATGAAAGACAACTACAAGAATATCTCTATATTTCAAGGAGAATGGAAGCATCGAAGGAAAATGGTAAGTTAGGCGGTAGACCAAAAAAACCTAGCGATGAACCTAACCCTAACCTAGATAAAACCCCCCTACCCCTAACCCCTACCACTACCCCTAGACAAACCAAAGTAAGTTATACTCCCCATTTTTTAAAATTTTGGGAAAAAGTAGCGAATAAGGTATCTAAGGGAACGGCAGAAAAGAACTATATGAAACTAGAACAGGAATGGATAGAGAAGCCAGAAGAATTAGCGGATAGTTACAACAAATACTATAAATCGGTAGAAGATAAACAGTTTGCTAAACAACCTGCTTTCTGGCTCTCAGCTAAGAAGTATGAAGACGAAAAGCCTAAAGCACTAAGTACAGAAAAGGTTGATTTGTACCCCCATAGACTCAAGGACTACAAAAAGGTTGTAGAAGAAAAAAGGTCTAGGAATTATGTTTCTCAACAAGCGTTACACCATATCGAGGAAGTTCAGAGAGCTATAAAAGATGGTGAGTTTACTAAAGAGCAAGCCGAAGAGTATTTAGATTTAAGGGGGTGGTTATGAAAAAAATCATCTCAATAAATTATCAAGAAATGTCTGAACAAGCGGTAGCAAGACCACAAAAAGCATTTCTTGAAATGGACGATGTTATAAAAATGGATTGTTTAAACGATGCTATTTACGATTTAGAAGAACTTAGAAAAGAATTAAATAAAAAAATGTATCATCAGTATAAGAAAAAAAACAAATGCTAGAGATTGTTACATTCACAATGTATCTGATTACTATCACAGATATAGAAACGGCTAATGTTGAAGTTCACCGCCTTGTTTTTAACAACCATGCGGAGTGTGTAGCGTTAGCCACAGCCATCAACCAAGTTCGTGACCCTATTTCTACTAAAAAGAATTGTAGAAGCGTCATTAACTATTACTGGGATTTACCATAATGGATAAAGATTACGAAAAAATATTTGCACTAAAGCCTATAGTTCCAGATACAGGACAACGGAACACTAGGGTCTTCAAAAAGAAAACAATTGAGATGTTGAAAAAGATTGCCAACAAACATCGTAAAGAAAAAAGGAAAAATAAATGAAAATTAAAATGACTCCTATAGACAAGCTTATTCCCTATCATAATAACCCTAGAAAAAACCAAGCAGTAGATAAAGTAGCAAGTTCATTATCGGAGTTCGGTTTTCAACAGCCAATAGTTGTTGATAAAAATATGGTTGTTATAGTTGGTCACACAAGATTGTTAGCATCACAAAAATTAGGATTTAAAAAAGTTCCTGTATTTATTGCTGATTTGACTGAAGCAAAAGCGAAAGCTTATAGGATTGCTGATAATCGATTAAGCGAAGATTCCGATTGGGATTACGATTTTCTTAATGTTGAAATGAATATGTTAAACGAAGAAAACTTTGATTTATCTCAATTAGGTTTTTCAAGCGAGGAATTAAAAAATCTTTTAACTGACCAGAATGATTTTGATGAAGGAACTATTGATGAACAAGGGCAATTAGATGAACTAGACCCCAAAATAATAACTTGCCCACATTGTCAAAAACAATTTGATTTGAGAGAAAATGAATAAAATAAATCTTAAAATTAATTGGGCTACGTACGAATCGGCTAAATATGCTTGTTTAAATTGGCATTATTCAGGTGTAATACCAGTTGGCAAACTTGTTAAAATAGGCGCTTGGGAAGATGGAAAATTTATAGGCGTTGTTTTATTTGGCAGAGGAGCAAATAAGCATTTAGGTAATCCATACGGATTAGAACAAACTGAATGTGTTGAATTAGTTAGGATTGCACTCAATAGACATAAAATACCTGTTTCAAAAATTGTGTCTATAGCGATGAAATTTTTAGTAAAGAGCAACCCTAAGCTAAAATTAGTAGTTTCTTATGCCGACCAGTCTCAAGGTCATCATGGAGGCATTTATCAAGCAGGAAACTGGATATATACAGGTGCAGGAAAGCCAGATAATTTTTACATGATAAAAGGTAAGCTAACACACCCACGAACACTTGCATCAAAAAAAGTGAAACAAAATATTTATGGTGCAAAAAAATTAGATGCTCATGCTTATGTTGTAGAAGTTGCAGGAAAGCATAGATATTTGATGGCACTAGACAAAGATATAAAAAATGATATAATTAAATTATCAAAACCATATCCTAAGCGTGTAAAGCAGGCGATGAATGATGTCCAATCATAACAGCGGTAGTGCGACACTAACCTACACGCTCCAATATAAAAAATACTAGATTTATTTGTTTATTATTGTTAAATCTTATTTGTGGCATTAGTCGACATAGTTAAGGACTGTTCTCAGTCGCAGTACTGGTGATTAGTGGTTGAACCTTGCGAAGCTATGCCACACCACCTAACTATGGGGTATAAATAGGATGGCAAGACCAAAGAAATATAATATTGATACTAAACAAGTACAAAAACTTTCAGCTTTAGGTTGCACTAATAAAGAAATGGCAGACTTTTTTGGGTGTTCGCCAGACCTTCTTGAAAAGAGTTATTCGGTTTTTCTGACAAAAGGGCGAGCAGAAATGAGATTGAGGCTCAGACAACTGCAATGGCAGTCTGCAACTAAGGGTAATGTGACCATGCAGATATTCCTCGGAAAGAATATGCTAGGTCAGCAAGATAAGATTGAAGCAACAGAGTTAGATGAGCCATTAGTATGGTCTTCTGATTAATGCCATTAACATCACCACAAAAGAAAGTAATCAAAGATGACTCACGTTTTAGGGTTCTGATTACAGGGCGAAGGTTCGGTAAAACATATCTGGCTATAAATGAATTAGCCAAGTTTGCGAGTCAGCCTAATAAAAAAGTTTGGTATGTTGCACCCAGTTATAGACAGGCAAAGGCTATCTGTTGGAGTGTTCTAAAAGAAAAGATGATTAACCACAAATGGGTAAAGAATATAAACCACAGTGATTTGACTTTAACTTTGAAAAATAATTCAACTATTACTTTAAGAGGGTCGGATAATGAGCAAAGCCTTAGAGGTGTTGGTTTAGACTTTTTGTGTATAGATGAATTTGCTGATGTTAATAAAGATGCTTGGTATGAGGTTCTAAGACCTACATTGTCTGATACTAAAGGACACGCTTTATTCTGTGGCAGTCCTAGAGGGTTTGGGAACTGGTCTTATGAGTTATTTAAGCAAGGTGAAACTAATAACGATTGGTCTTCATTTAAATACACGACACTAGAGGGCGAACAGGTCAGCCAAGACGAGATAGAACAGGCAAAACAAGACCTAGACCTAAGAACCTTTCAACAAGAATATGAAGCTACTTTCGTCAACTATTCTGGAATGATTTACTACAACTTCAGTAGAGATAAAAACATAGTGGAGAAGTACAACAAGAATAGTGGCATATTACATATAGGTTTAGATTTCAACGTAGACCCTATGAGTGCTGTTGTATGCGTTATAGAAAATGATAGAATTTTTGTGGTAGATGAGATACAAATATACAGTAGTAATACGAATGAAATGTGTGATGAGATTAGAACCAGATACAAGAGTAAGCAGATAGTGGTTTATCCAGACCCATCAGCTAGACAAAGAAAAACATCAGCAGGTGGAATAACTGACTTAGCCATATTGAAAAACTTTGGTTTTGATGTAAAATGTAAGAATACAGCACCTTTAGTAAGGGATAGGATAAACGCAGTAAATTCTAAGTTAAAGAACGTAAATGGTAAAAATAATTTATTTATTGTTAAATCCTGTAAAAATGCAATCAAAAGCATAGAACGACAAATTTACAAGGAAGGTACGCATATTCCAGACAAAGATAGTGGGTATGACCATATGAATGATGCTCTAGGTTACTTAGTAGAGTATAATTTTCCGCTAAAAAGGAATTTCGCACCAAGCCAACCTAAAAGGTGGAGTTAATGGATAGGGAAACACTTACAAGCAAACACGACTTATGGAACTCTAATATTTCTAATTGGGAGTTTTATATTCGTAGTTATTTGGGCGGTAATGATTATAAAAACGGCTATTACTTACACCGCTATGTTTTAGAGTCACCAGAAGATTATGACGCTAGAATAAGACACACACCAGTAGATAACCATTGCAAGAATGTTGTTCAGATATACACAAGCTTTTTATGGCGTGTTCCCCCAACAAGAGATTATGGCTCATTAGATGGCGATGAACAGTTAAGTTCATTTATAGTTGATGCGGATTTAGATGGAAGAAACTTTAATACTGTCATGCGTGAGGTTCAAATGAACGCTAGTATTTATGGTAATTGTTGGGTGATAGTTGATAAGCCACAGTCAAACGCTAAGACAAGAGCAGAAGAATTAGCACAGGATATCAGACCCTATATCAGTATTTATACACCAGAGAATGTTGTGAACTGGAATTACAGGCGGTCAGCTAGTGGTAGGTTTTATCTTGATATGCTTATGGTGGTTGAGGACATAAACGCAGATAGAGCAATAATCAAAGTATTTACAGAAGAAACAATCAGCACCTATGAGGTAGAGGAGTATTCAGAAGAATACACACAAGGCGATGCAAGGTTATTAGAGGAAATACCAAACCCAATAGGAACAATCCCTGCGGTTAATGTGTATAATCTAAGGGGTGCTAAAAGACCAATAGGAATAAGTGACCTAGCTGATGTTGCATTTCTACAACAATCTATTTACAACGACTATTCGGAGAAAGAACAGCTAATAAGACTAGCAAACCACCCAAGCCTTGTAAAAACACCTAATGTTGAAGCTAGTGCAGGTGCAGGTGCTATAATAGAGATACCAGAAGACCTAGAAGCAAGTTTGAAGCCTTACATAATACAGCCAAGCGGTCAGAACCTAGATGGAATAATGAAGTGTATTCAAAACAAGGTGGATGCTATTGATAGGATAACACACATGGGGTCTGTAAGGGCAACAGGGTCACAAATAGCTAGTGGGATTGCTCTACAAACAGAATTTCAGTTATTGAACGCAAGACTATCAGAAAAAGCCGATTATCTTGAGAACGCAGAAGAACAGATATGGGGTTTGTTTGCTATGTGGCAAGATAAAAAGTTTGATGGCTCTATAAACTACCCAGACACTTTTGACATTAGAGATTGGGCAAATGACCTTCAATACTTACAGATGGCTAAAGCTAGTGGTATTAAATCCGAAACATTCAACAAGGAACTTGATAAACAGATAGCACAGGCAGTAATTGATGATAGCGAAACAATAAAATCAATAAATGAAGAAATAGACGCTAATAGAACAGTAAGAGGGCAATTTCAAACCACAGAAGTAGAAGGACAGACAGTTGAAGAAGAAGCGTAAAAAAGTTAGGAAAGTAGTCAGGGACAAAGAAACGAATGTACCTAAAAAATATTTGTCAGGACTTAAAGGCTCAAAAAAAGTAAGGCGAGCTAATTTAATTAAACAAGTCAGCAAATTATATAGGTCTGCTGCAAAAATACCTTTATCAATATTACGAAGAAGGACAAAAGCATAATGGCAAGAAAATTTAGAAAACCTTTATCAGCAACCACATTATCTACGCTTAAAAGCAAAGCAAAAAAATCTAAACTATTTAATTTAGCCGACCTTAAGGCTTCTTATAGAAGAGGGCAAGGAGCGTTTTTAGCAGGAGGTAGTAGGAGAGGAATACCTATGAATGCTTGGGCGATGGCTAGAGTCAACAAACTAATTAGCAGGGGTCGCTCTGGTACATTCGATAAAGACTTAATTAGAAGAGCATCAAAAAGAAAAAGAAAGTAATGGCGAAGTATAGAGGTAAAGACGTAAAACTTAATAAGCCTTTTAGATTATCGACAACGGAATCTAAGCGAAAAAAGTTTGGTGTTTATGTAAAAAACAAATCTACAGGCAATATTAAGAAAGTTACATTCGGTGCTAGGGGAATGTCTATAAAGAAAAATATACCTGCAAGACAGAAATCATTCTTGGCTAGGATGGGTGGGGTACTCAAGGAAGTAAAAGGACAAAAGACGCTTTCCCCTGCTTACTGGTCAATCAGAGCTTGGAAAAAAGACTTCCCCCTATAATGTCAAAGATATTAGATAAATTAGCTGACCAACACGAACAGCGTATTATTGATGTTCTCTACAGGCTAGAAGAAGACGTAATCAGAGAAGTTACAAGAGCCACAGGCGGTAAGCTTGTTTCACAAAGACTAGCGATACAGTTACAACCTGCTATCCGAAACCTAATAGAAACAACATTTCTTCAAGAAGCCGATACCATAATTAATGAAGAATATAACAAGATTGCAAAAGAGGTCTTAGACACATTTGGAGAAATGCCCATACCTAAGAAGTTTAAAAGCCTAACTGAAGTAGACCTAACAACCTTGAACGCACTCAAAACTCAATCCTTTAGTGGCTTTGAAGATATAGCAGAGAGATTTTTAAAGGTAATTAACGATGAGGTTTACCAAAGCACCATAGCAGGTAGACCATTTGATGACATGGTTACTAATATAAGGTCACATATCAACGGAGTGTATAAACAGTCTAATGTTGCAGAAATAAATGAACTGGTAGATTTTATAAACGAAAACAAATTTGATAATGCTAAGAAAGCAGAGATAGAAGAAGCAGTTAGAAAGCTACACACACAATATGCTAGTGACAGGGCAGGGAATAACCTTAGACGTTATGCAAGTCAGATAGCACATGACTCAGTAATGCAGTTTCACGGGCAGTTTACAGTAGCGAAAGCAAAAGACGCAGGGTTGACACATTTTACCTATACAGGAACGCTAGTAAGAGATAGTAGACCTTTTTGTAGAGATATGTTAAATAAAACATTAACCGAAAAAGAAATTCGGGATACTTGGAATAATCAAGGGTGGCAAGGCAAGTCTACAGGTGACCCATTTATAGTTCGTGGTGGTTATCGTTGTCGGCACACTTGGATTCCAACAAACCCAGACTGGGATATATAGGAGAAAGAAATGGCTGAAGAAAACCAAGTAGAACAGACTACTGAAACCACAGAACAAGAACCACAAGTGCAAGAAACACCAACAGCACAAACATTCACCCAAGATGAATTAAATAATATTGTTGAAAGACGATTAGCCAAAGAAAGAGGGTCTATGTATAAAAAGCTAGGTGTTGAAGACTTGGATGTTGCTATAAATGCTGTAAAGACCCAGAAGGAAGCAGAAGAAAAGCAACGTATTCAAAAGGGTGAGTTTGAAGAAATACTCAAAACAAGAACCCAAGAGTTCAATAAAGAGAAACAGAATTTAGAAAGTCAGCTAAAAGATATCAAGATAAACAAGTCGTTATTATCTTCAGCATCCAAGAATAAAGCTATAAATCCAGACCAAGTAGTTGAGCTTTTAAAAGAAAATATTAAGCTAAATGAAACAGGCAATGTAGAAATACTTGATAAAAATGGATTAGCAAGATACAATAAATTGGGTGAACTTTT